ACTCTTGTCCAACATAATTGGTGCATAGAGATAAAAATATAATGAAAAATCATCTCCTGCAGCAATAAATTTGTCTATCCTGAACCACTTTGTAGGTGCTTCAGGAGTTATCACTGTGATCTGGTGCCACGGTATATCAAATCCTCCATCATATGTAAATTTAGGATTTTGTGGCGTGCGGTCTTGTGCCCATGCAAACTTTGCCCTACAGTGAAAGGGCGTGCTGTACTCAGTCATTGGGGCTTGATGATTTACCGTTATCGTCCCTCCTGCTCTCATATCTGGAGCTATCTGTATGGCAGACGAAGATTGGTTAAAATTTGTATTGGCATAATTAACCTTTTCATAAAACACTCCCGCAGACCCCCTGGATATTGTGACTGTGTTGTTCCTGTTCGTTCCATCATTTGTTGTAACGAGCACTTTATGTCGGAAACTACCCCTATAACCTAGAAAGCACAAGGAAAAGAAGGATAGGAAACTATCCCGGGCGTAAGTGCATGGCTTACCACCTGGATCTGTATTTAAGCTAGCTAAGGGTCCCTGCCAGCCTTTATGTATGGGTCTATCTGGTATTTTAAATCGGTGCATGGTAATACCTCCATTATTGCCAACACTTACTAACCTCGTCCAATTATGAGTATAACGCTTTATAATCTGTCTTATATTAAAGTATTTCTCACCCATACATGCTAGTGCCATGTTGTCATGGTCTTCAATGCAATTCTCAAGACCTGTGATATTCACACACATAGCTGTTTGTGACACCTGTCCCCCAAAGGTGGTCACATCTGCTTTCTTATATATTATGTCACTTTGTGGTTCCATATAATGATCTTTCATATATTGATTAAACCACTTGACATTCTCAGCAGTTTGAAATATAAAATAATATTCACCTGCTTCATTTTTTCCTATACCTATAGGGGGTTTCACGACCTCATCATCTTGAGGCTCAGGAACAGTAGGTATTTGTCCATAATTTATACCGGAATACGTATAATTTGTAAGAGGGGCCCTAAGATCACCAAGGGCTAAACCCTCCATAGCTCTAACAGAAACAAGGACATATGCTTCTGTATATGATTGATCAGAGCATTTGGTTATAGGTTCCAAAATGAGTAACCCATTATGTGTACTGTCAAAAGTCGTCTCGCTAGTTCCATAAGACCCAGACGTAGAAAAAGGCGGCCTGAGTAACCCCGTATCCTTGAAAGCGAGATTTGACGTCCAAGGCACTTGTACTGTCATTGTCCTGTATTGAGATATATCCCATATCACAGAATTTAAAGTTTGCGTGTCCTTAAAGTCTCTCACTTCATTGCCTATTTGTATTCTAGTGTTGACATCATGACTTATGCGAATTTTGCCCTTCAGGAAGGCCGAACCAATGGCATGAAATCTGTATTCCAACCCACCTCTCCATTTTGCAAAAGGTAATGTAGCAATTGCTAATGGTGTCGGGGAATAAGCAACATCTGAACCAGCTGTGAAAAAGCTAGCGGCTAACGGGGTCACTGGGATTATTTTGATATCGGAATCCTGTCCTATTAGTCCCGTTAAATCTAAGCTTAAACGACCTATATGACCCCATCTCCTGTATATGTTACTAAGTGCCATATGATCAATATCGCTGTAGCCGAGTTCTTTCGTCCCAAGTGAAACTTCATTTTTAACATCTCCTGCTAATGAATCTATGTTCTGCTGTGAATTATAACAGGCCATATTTGTACTAGTCCTAGGAACGAGTGGTTCCACACCACTCGGCACTAGAGGCGACGACAAACCCATGGCAGACATAAGAGACGAAACTCCAATTTCGGTTGCCTTTCCAACAACATCTCCAGCTGCCTGTGCTAAACCCTGTTTGAAACTAACGCTAGTACTAGAGCCAACTTCATTAGGATCCTTTGAAAACTCATCAGATTGGGGTGCTGGCAATTCAGACCTATATGTAGTGCCAGTTAATGATACGTCTTCAAGCCAAACGTAAATTTGCAATGATGCAGTTATAGTAGAATTGGTAGGTATTTGTAACGGTACGAAACTCCTAACATGCAACATAAATGCATCTTCAATTTGATCAATTTCACTTATATTAAGACCATTTGTTGGCGCTACTATGGGCATTCTGATGTGTCCACCAGTTTCAG